TACTTTAAACTTGTTAACAAGCTTTTGTATTTCAGGCTCAGTAGCTAGTTTGATTTCTGCTTTTACCTCTTGTTTGCTTTTTTCTTTCTATACGTCCAAATCAGCCTGACCTTTAGCAGATAGGCCCATTTTATTTACAGGGGTAAGCTCGCCCTCTGGCTTAATACCTTGTCCAGTTACATCCGTGAGCTGAGCAGTCACTACCTCGGTATTAGGATCAACAAATGTTTGCTGAGAAAAAAAGTTCTTTCCGTCGGTGAAAACTAAATCACCCTCAAAAGCTTTTTTTGCAGCGACAGGAGCGCCAGCGTTTTCGCCAAACTGAGCCAGCATTGGCAATACATCAAGCCTTCCTTCAAATGCGCTGACATCTTGACCAGCTGCTTTAAAGTAGTCCAAAGCTTGAGCGTAAGCTTGCTCTTGCTGATCTTCTGGCTTATCTAAAACCCATTTAGATATGGTGCCTATCTGACCCTGTAACTCCTGCTGCCTTTCAGCGGCTAGTTGGTCAGCAGCAATTTTATTTTTTCTGTCCATCTCAGCTTGCTGTGTACGCCTCTGCTCGATCATTTGAGCTTGCTTCGGGTCTAGCATGTACAGGCTCTCTAAAGCCCTAGGGTCGCCCCTGGAGGCCCCCATAGCCAACTGACCACGCCTGCGGGCTAAACCGCCCTCTCTCATTCCTGACAAAGTTTGTCGGGTTGGTCCCATGTAAAAAGACTGCGGCATTAGATATAGCCTCCCGCATTAGATATAGCCTCCCCTCATTGCATCGCCAAATAAATCCATACCCATTCCTAAGGCCTCTGTTTGCCCCTGCTGATTACTCATCATTCCGCTTAATCTAAGATCAGAAGCACCCTGCTGTGCGGCAATGTTCTGTGCCCCAATATTTGCGGCCTGTCCCAAGCCAAGGCTGGAAACGTTCTGAGCTACTTGGGGGTTTGCTATATTTTGAAGCGTGTTCATGTAATTAGATAAGGCAGTTTGTTGCGCTCCGTATTTCTGTTGTCTTTGCCCTTGCTGGTACTGCAATGCCGCCAGCTTATTCCTTGCGCCTATATCTGCAAGCTCTCTAAAACGAGTACCACCATAAGCTTCACCGCGACCCGCCAGACCATAAGTGGCCGCATCCAAGCCAGCCTCCTCAATCATTTGCATCATATTAGGGTCAACAGCATACGCCTCTTCTATTCCTGTTGCATAAGGGCTGTCCATGTATAATGATTCTCCATCTGCCAGGCCCATCTCCGTAAGCAGCTGCCCATATCCAGTTTCAGCGCCCTGCATATAAGGACGCATCCTGCTCAAAGTATCTGCGTATCGCTGCTCATTGAGCGCCTGCGCCTCTCTTGAGGCTTGCAACGTGGCAGCAGCCTCTTTTTCTGCTGACTTTTCTGCGCGTTTGCCAGCTTTTCGTGCCTGCGTTGCTCCTAGTAAGCTGGAGCCAATAATTGCTGTTTCTATGCCCATAGTTGATACCAATATATCTCTTTATCTAAACCTATTAACTTAAATCCTGATCTTGGTAATAATTTTTGCTTTACTTTATCGTCCATAGGTGCTATACCGTATATTATAACATACTTTTCAAGCATCCAACCCCTTATATAGTCCCAGTAAAAGCTCCATTTACCACGATGCTCAGGCCTAACCGCAATATGAAAAACATACCCGTCTTCTCTAGGCTCAAACATCAAGCATCCTGCTAGCTCGCTCCCCTTGAATAATCCGTATACATCAAACTCCTCACAAATCTTTTTACATTCTTTCCGGGTCATTTCGGGTGCTATTTGGTCAATCCTGTACCTGTACTCGTCAAGGTACAAATCAACAGCTTCTTTGTGCGGCCTTATTTCCCAATCCATCCAGTGTCTCCCGTTCCGCTTTCTTTTACATATAAAGTAGTACCTGCGCCTCCCGCACTATTTAAGTACAATGTGCCGGGTGCTGCTTCTAATACTCCCTCAGGGCTTCCTGATCCAAAACGAATTAGCTTCAAAAGCTGCCTGATACACTCGTTTTGATCAAATACAATAGTTTCAAAATAAGTAGTTGGTGTGCCACCTGGGGCAACAATCTCTACCTCCAGATCTAAATCTTCAGGTTCTGCCATTATCTTCTAATATCCGCAAAGTGGCCGTAAAAAGTAACGTCTACTGGGTCTGTCACTCGGTAAACAACATTAAAGTCTTTATGTCTAACTAACTGTCCGAATCGCCTGATCGGTACGCGCTTCCTAAAGTCGCCAATTTCCCCTATAGATATATCACCCCAATTAGTGTAGGTATACCCGCCATCTTTCGAGTATTCAACCATCATTCTTGGATCTGACCCCTGACCATCGTTAAGGCCCACCCCTACCTCCATATCTACCTCTATTAGCGGAATTGTTACGTTTGTCTCATAGCTTATAGAAGGCATTCCAACAACGGCCTCAAGTATCTCACCGTCCTCATCGTAAGCAGCCTCATCTATTGTATAAATCTTTCCTGACTCGTAATCGCCAACCAAAGACCTACCGAGAAAACTGCCAGAAGAATTGGCTCGCCATCTGTCAGATTCCCACGATTCTCTATAATGCGCCCGCCCGGTGCTTAAATCATAAGCCCAGGTAATACCCAGAGCAGGTATGGTGAGGTAGTACGTTTTGTGTATGGTTTCATCTACCCAAAACCCAAAGGCATTGCTTAACCCTGTAGTTCCAGGTCTACGCGCTGTGCCATTTCCCCTGATTCTAGTTTCTAAATCAAGGTCTGATATTTTTTTCATAGTATTGCCGATAACCATTCTGACCGTCCCATCATCAGCCAGAAAAGCAAAAGCGTCTTCTATCTCTGCTAGTGAATCGACAGCCGCTATGCCTCTCTGGAAACTAGCACCCTTTACCACTCTTAAAGGAAACTCAGGGTTAGCAGCATTAGTAAAAGATTGGTAATATTCAATTGTTGTATCACCTAGAACCCATAAAGCAGACTTTTTAGCAACGACGCTAACAACGTTGTCAGGCGCTTCCTGAGCAACGCCTAAGGCGGATACAGGCCAGGTCTGACCATCGGATACAGCAGAGCCAAAAAATTCATTCGTCCCATCTCTTGCCGCCCAAAATTGTTCATTTAAGATTGTGATCGAGCTTGTAGGATAAAAGTCCGGGTCTGAAATTAGAACCAAGCCGTTAGTGTTGTTGTATGTGTAACCAACCCCCTGACCGTTTATTATTAAAATCTCATTATCCCCAGGAAAACTGTTTGGAACTAACTTTGCTCGTCCTAAGCCTCCAATGAACCCAAGATCACTAACATTCAATCCAGCGTCAAACCTGTACAAATTTGATCCGGAAACTACGTAAGCAAACCCACTATTGACTAGAATATCAGACCGTATAGGTCCGTCACCCACCTCTATAAGCGTGGTCAACCCCGGTTCTCGTGTGACTTTTTTGAAGGAGCCGTCATTATTTACCTCTAATCGCATATTGATTAAAGGGCAGTTCATCTTTTTAGAGTCATAATCCTGCGTGGCAGCGCCTAAGGGTATTCTTGTTATTGCCATCTAAACATCCTGAACTCAAAATCGGTCACTGAATTATCATAGGACAATGCCTGATCCAGTGATGACTGCGCTTTTTCCTTGATTTCTGACACCAGCTCTGGATCGGTCACGCCGTACTTAGTAAGAAGACGCTTAGCCAGGCCCATAATAATTGCTTCTTGGTAATACATTGGCCAGTCCAAAACCTTGTCGCCATCAGTCTCGCCAAATATTTCAATTAATCGCTCATAAGTAAATCTAAGATATAACTCGGCAGTTTGTGGTGCATTCCAAACAAACATAGTACCCGTCGTGTTTTCATTGTCCTGCCTGGTGTAATAGACAGCCACCGGGAATCCTAATTGTGTTTTAAACGGCAGTTCATTGTATTGTTGTCTGTTGTAAGAGTTTACAGGTATTTCCTGCTGGTTCTGGTCCACTCGCCTCACGTTATCATCCATTAACCTGGATACGGGCTTGAAAGCCTCTGTGGAGCTATAAGTGAAAACAGCAGCGCCTGATATAACATCAAGGTTTAAGCCGTCTGTGAGCGTCACAGTGCTTCCTATGGGCGAACCGTTAACCGTAGTCCATTGAATTGTGTTATCTGATAAAATGATACCTATATTGTCTGAATCAGTAACATTTGATACATCCTGAACATCAATAGTGTTGCTGCCAGCCGTTTGAGCTGCGCTAGTGCGAGTCTTAAATGATTGATTGGTCAGCCTAGAAGTGCCAAAGTCATATTCAACCTGGCCCTTTTGAAGAAACAGCGTACCTTCTGTGTACGTCCACAAGTGTATACCTTGTGCCTGCCACTCTAGAAGCATTCTATTTAAAGTCCTTCTTCCCTGCCGCCAATCAGCACCAGATAAGGACTCTCCTTGAGAAGCTACTTGTATTTCGTTAAAAGCCTCTTCCAAGATCTCATTTAAAGTATATCTTAATTCTGTTTGTCCACTGGTAGCCATTAAATAATCTCAATCGTAGGGGTGGAGCTTTCCACCGGTATTTGTGGTCTGGCATCCCTAATAATTGTCTGGGGCTGGATTCGTGGCGCGAAGTCTTGAGGCTGCCTAGGATTGTTCGCCCCAGGTATAACCAGAAAATCATCCCATCTTAGCTGTAGATGAGATCGCTTGTACTTTGCGCCGGAAACATCATCAATAGAATTACATGTTCCAGCTTCAAAAAAATCTTCATGCTTAGGAGGGGTATAACCCATAAATCCTCCTTATCGGTTGCCCTGCTGCATAAACTTGCCAGTAGTGGCACCAGTTGCGGTAATTCGTATAGCCTCTAGAGCTACCTCTTGAATAGGAACGACACCAGATCCGGGAACGGCAGCTGTAAGCGCTGTGCCTGACTTGTCGTCCAAAGTACTCCATGTGGGAGTGACGCCAGCTCGGTTTACTTGGTCAAGCGTACCCTCAACCAAAGCAGAGCCAGTTTTTATATTGATAGCGTATTCCGGGGTCCCATATCTATTTACCTGAATAACTTGCGTTTCAGCATCAGCTAAATCAATATCAACATTTATAGAATTGCTCATTTATATCTCCAAAAGAAAAAGGGGAGGATAAACCTCCCCAAATCTCAATTAAGCACCAGAACCGTAGAACCCGCGCCAATCAGTTACTCCTGTTGAGAAGTAAGTCATGCCGATGTGACGGTAATTCAAAGTATTGGTGTCTGAGTTATCACTACGGAAAGTGTGACCCATACGGCTGAAGAATTTGCCAGCGTCTGGAACGTCAGTAGTAATAAACCACTTGCTAGTATCTGTGAAGTAATGGTTTACACTATAGCCTTCAGGGAATTTACCCATATTGACAATAGAGTTAACAGCATTGTTCGCAGTGCCTGGTTGGAAGTTTGAACCCAAAATTCTATGGATATCAAAAGTCAATTCAGGCGGTACACAAACACCTCGAACCTTAGCGTTAATGCGCAGGCCAGCGTTGTCTACATAGCGACTTACAGCAATACAAGCATCTTCCAAAGCTGCCTCAGACAATGCTGTAGGAGCTGCGAAACGGTTAGAAGCTGTACCACTTTTAAGTACGTGGTCTTCAGAGAATAAAGGTTGACCATCACCAAGCTGAACAGCAGCATTGTAGCCTTCGTTAATAACGTCAGCGCCAACAATGTTTTCAGTTTGTTGCAATGAGTTTTCTAGCATACGCCCTGATTTTTGAATCATGTTGTAATATAGATTGTTAGCCATTGCTTCAAAAGTGATGACAGTACCAAGAGCGTAAACAGTGTTTTGGTAAACAGTAGTGTAAAGCTGTTGTTCACCATCGGTTACGATCTCTTGACCTTCTGGTTTTTCTTGAGCAGAAGTTAGACCGGCCATGCTTACGTCAATCTCGTAAGCTTTCTCGGAATCTTCCACGGATAAAAAGGCTTTATATTCAGGTTCGTAGCGTTCGTACTCAAACTGTGCTACTGCGTTTACACCTTCTTGTAAAAGGCGCTGAATATTACCTTGGTTTACGATTGCATTAGACGACATTAGTGACCTCCTTATACGCCATTAGAGCCAAACGCAAGGTTTGATTCGTTAATACGGACACGAAGGTTGGCATTGGCGCTTGAAATATCATCATTCTCTCTTGCTTGTGTAACACCGAGAATCATAAGCTGAGCGCTTGAACCTGTCGCAATAGTAGCCGCATCAAGCTCAACAGTAGAACCGCCAGAGATGGTAGAACCGGTCTCAGCAGTAATGTCAGCAACAGAGTTAACATCTGTCACTGCTATCGTGTCACTAGCTTGAATCTCAAAAATGGTGTAAGGAGCAGGGACCGCCAAGATCTGACGCTCAGTGCTAGCAGGGCCATACAGAGTGTTTAGGCTTTCGTTTTGAAAATCAGGTAAAAAACCCGTGATAATGTAGTCAATATTTTCGCCAGCAGCAGCCAACTCAACAGCCTGGAATTTACCAGAGGCATCAGAAGAGCCGACAACCTTAACAGGTGAGCCAACGAAAAGATCAACCGCATAAGAATCAAGAGCAACGACCTGGATAATAGAGTCTTTGTAGTTTCCGCCATTAATGGTTGCGATAGGACGCAGACCAAAAGGCGCATCAACATTTGCCATGAGTAATCCTCAATTGGTTTATGAAAATTTGCTTTTTTTAGCCGTCGTCCATATCTAGGAAGATGGTTGCTCATATCTAGAGCTTGTAAAAAGGTTTATAAGCTATTTTTAAGGACCTGTCAACTACTAGCTATCTGGTTGAGGGGTCCTCTGTTAGTCTTGAAGCCATCTTTGGCTGTACCGTCGCCAGCTAAAGGGTCAAAAGTAGATAGTCCGGTGGAGCTTCCAAACTGAGCCTGTACGTCCTCAGCGGCCTTGTTTTTGGCTATCTGGCCTATGCTTTCTCTTCGCTTGGCGTTCTCGTCGTGTACAGCGTCAAGGTATTTTTGATTCATTCCTTTTGGAGCAAACATCAAATAAGCTCGCATTGTTCCCCCGTCTGACCCAACGCCTGCTACAACGGATGCAACAGAGTCTTCTTTTTTGTCCATTGTATCATCAAAGCTAAAAGATCCCATGTTAGCAACTTCGGGAAATACGGAAGATGTAACCACCCGCCAGCCTTGCTGCTGAAACTTCTGTACAGCGCCCTTATCATCGTTTTCAATGCGAAAATCAAAACGGTCTGTATACATGGGGTTGTTCAAAACGTGTTCAAAGCCTAGCTTTTTTTGCTGCTCCATATCCGGTCTAAAGCTGGTGTCTATCTCAAAACTTTTTAAAACATCGTCTAGTTTTTGCTCTTGTGTTACTTCTGGAGCTTGTGTCTTGTCTTTGTTACTCATATTTATCACCTATAAAGAAGCGTATCGTTGTTTCATTTTCTCAGCATAACCTTGCATCGTTGGGTCGCTGCTTTTGGCCCACTTGTTATACAAGGCTTTCTCTTCTGCGTTCATCTTGGACAGAGGGTCTGCTGCTGCCGGGGTTCGGCTTGGCGTAGCTACTCGGCTTGGGGCGGCTGATACTGGGGGTGCCACAGACGGGGCTGGGTTTAAGTAACCATTGACCTGCTGCTCAACACTATCAATGTGCTGCTGAATCTCAAGTGAGGTCAACCGTCTACCAACACGCTGCTCTGCTTCAATACAGCTCTTGTTTAGAGCGTTTTTGAACAATGCCTCATAATTAGAATCATAATTTGGGCTGGTAGGGTTTACCTTGGGGTTGCTTTGCCTATAAGCGGCAATAGTTGGATCTTCCCCGTTAGGCACTGGGGAGGCTGAAGGCATGGCTAGGTTTAAATTATCTAGCCCATTCTTAGCAATCTCAAAAGCAGCAAAATCCTCATTTTCTCGCGCCTCTTCCAGCTTACGCTCATACTCTTCTTTTTGCTGGTTAAGCTGAGCGGTCTGCTTGGACATTAAGTCGCCCATCATATGCTCCAGATTAGCAACTTTTTGCCTCTCTTCTTTTTTCTCGCTTAATATTTTTTGCTGAAGCTCAAATGCCTTAGGGCCTTGATAAAAGGCCGGGTCATTCCCATCAGCCACATAGTCATCATAATTATTATAGACCTTTTTCTCAGGTGCCGCTGTAGGCTCTTCAGCGGGCGCAGCAGGCTCGGCACTGGCAGGCTCTTGTGGGGCTACCTCTTCTGTAAAAGGTTCGGCAGGCGCTGCTGTGGCTTGCTCAGCTCCTAGGTTGGCCAGGCCATCAATGACGCTTTGCGGCAGGCCCTCAGTCTCTCTATTCATTATTTGCTCTCCTCAATAGTTGTTAAATAATCATCATCGTTAATGATTGCGTAATGAATCTCTTCATCCCCTTTTTTGTCCGTAAATCCATAGCCTGTGTATTGCTTGAAGCGGATTCGATCACCAACTTTGGGATAATTAGCAACGCCCTCCCTTGGAGCGCATCGTGACACATTAAAGCAGCATGGCCCCATATCAACAATAGTTCCAATGTCTGAGCCTTTTACAGTGCGCTCGAACTCATCCTTGCCAGAGTTTAACTGGAAACCCCAGTCCGTTTTCTCTTCGGCGCTATCCAGTTTGACAATTATTCTAAATAATCCGGCTTTTTCATTCATCGCTATGCCCCTCTTCTTGCTTGGCTATCATTTTATAATTGCCCAACACTTGCACAGGGTCAGCAAAGAACTCAGCAGAGAACTTGCAGCCCTGATTCTGCATTAAAGCATTTAAGGTTTGTTCGTTAGTTTCGCGCATAAAGCCGCGAGATGCGACAACTTCGTCACATTGCTCTATATAGGCTTCAATACATTTAAGGTAAGTTTGGGTTACGGGGTCCCGCTTCCATAGGTCTATCGAGTCCAGCGTTAGCTGTTTGATTGGTTCTTGCATTTCCATCTTCCACTAACTGTCTGTTAGCGGCCTCCAGTAGTTGAATATCTGTCTGTATCTCAGACGCCTCTACCTTGGCAATCTCTCCAATTGCTCTGGCAGTATTCAGAAGGGTTTCTGAATCCGTTTTGTCTAGGTCAGCCAAGGCTTTCTCTAGCTCTGCTTGAATTTTGAGCGCTTCTATCTGATTTTTCGCCACATCAAGCTGTAATCTGTTTTCTCGAACCTGCATTTCCCTGTCTTTAAACTCGGCTTCCATCTGTAGGTATGCCGCTTCCTGCTGTTGCTGAGGGGTTGGACCCTCTTGAGGGGGTGGCAGAAGCTTATCAATGTCGTCAATACCTGCCGCCTTTAAATTGTTTGCTGTGACAGCGTGGTTGTTCATCATGCCTGAACCAATGCCCATAGCGGTTGCTGTGATATATTCAGCTTTAGCCATGCGCTCCACATCTGAACCAAGAGAAGGGTCACAATTAGGTACAACATCACAATTAGCTTCTGCAAAATCATCTTTAATGTTATAAGCAACATCCTCGTCAATAATGCGGTTGTAATATTCATTGTCACCATTCCGCTCAATCATCTTATAAAGTATGCTGATTTCCTGCTTCATGCCTTCATAAAATCGCCACACTTGAGAATTGGGAACCTTCATGGCTTCTTTCATGCGGGCCAAGTAAAGACTTGCAGCCTCGCCAGCTGTCACATCGAGATCCCATACGGCGGCCATCATTTTGTTTGACCCATCCTCCAGGTATTGCATAAGATTAAACAGGGCCATTGAAGGACCATGAGCAGGAATTTGAAATACGCTATCCCTAAGCGACTGGCCGCTAGCGGTTTGAATCGATTGGTACTTGCCAAGTTCAAGCTCAATGAAACCTTCCTGAACTCGCTGTGCTTGATTCATTTTAGGCTGAAGGCTAGAAGACACCAAGCCAGTATTCATTGCGTTATTTTGTATCGTGCCAGCGTCTATTAGCTGTCGTATGTTAGTGTTAATACTCTCAAATACATCAGCCAAGAGGATACCCCATCCAAGACCCATAGGGCTGCCATCAGGATCAGGAAGAAAGATAAACTGAGTGATGTACTCATCACGATTAATATTATAAATCTTTCCTTCATACTCATATACACCCTCCATTTCAAAGCCAGCGACTAGGCGCACCATCTCTTGAGAATCCTCTAGAATGGTGGCAATCCAAGGCTCAGCATAACCATCGCCATCAAGATCATACCAAAAATGGCACTCAAGAGTATCAAACTCTACCTTACCACTATCTAGCTTTTCGTGATCGCAATCCCAAAGGCCCCTGTTAACATTAGAAACTATTTCGTTTCTATTTGACATATATTTATGTGCTACCTGTGGCGCGTCCATATAATCTGCAACCTTTTGAGAAAAGATAACTTCATCAGCCATTACTAGGTCAGATCTATATTTGTTTTCAGTGTCGGAAAAATAAGTCTTTTTGTATGTTGTGCCAACAATAGGGTGCGCCATCAATTGCCGATCAGTCTGGCGCTTATAACCCATGTTCTCCGTTAATTCATAATTAATGTAGGTGCTTTGTCTTTGTGCCCTGTCATATTTGGCGTCACCCTTATCCTTACCTATAACCCTGGGCTGAACCACTTCACCAGTAGCCAGTATGTCCATCACAACGCGAGCATTCCAGCTGGTCGCGCCCTCCATAAGCTTGGGCATCATAACCTTTGCAGCTCCCTTGAACGGCTTCTGTTTGGCACCCTCCTTTGTGTTCATCTTGGCTAGATCTAAGGCTCTTGTGTACTTCTTGAGCCAAGGCTTCATGCTTGCATAATCTTCTGTGTATTGGTTTTGCACCTGCTGCTTGATTTCGTTTTTTTCATTCTGGTCTAGCTCATCCAGAACATTATCTTTCTCATACCATTTTTTCAGCTTCTTGAATGCGGCAGATTCTTTCTTTCTCTTCTCGGCATATCCATCACCAAGCTCAGCATTCATGGCAATATCTAGCTCTTGTTCCATAATTTCAGTAGGTACGCTCATAGGACTCTTTTCTTTTTCTTGCGTGGTGCGTTTTCAGGAAGCTTCTTGCTGGCAGGGGTGTGCTTTTCCCAACGTTCTGCCATTGCTGGCTTGTTGGCATACATCCATCTGCGCTGTGATTTTGAAGTGAATGGCATTAATTATAACCTGTTGAATCGTCGTGCGAGTCATCCCTATAAACCGGATGGCTTATTGTAGGTAAGTTGGCATGTTCAATACCCATGCACAAATACCTCAAACAGTCCATCAAATGATCAAACTCTTTGACAATTTTACCTTTTTCATCCCTTCTATACAACATGTACTCTTTCCAGAAGTTTGGAAGGTTGGCAAATATCTTTAGACGCCCAGTTGATAGGCGCTGATACACCTCAAGAATCCCGGCATCGATGGCTTTGTTAGCGTTAAAAAGCTTCAGCCCTTCCTGTGTGTACATGTCCATTAGGTTTCTTCCATCGACCTGGCTTCTACCTCTTGCAGCATGGTCAATAATCCCGTTAATCCAATCACCCCTAGCCTTGATAGCGCTGGCGTGAATTATAGGCTCAGCTTCTCCTCTGTAGTGCTCAGACCATACGTAGATAACATCTGACTCACGGTCCCATGACCCCCAGAGAGCGGCTGTACGGTTCCAGCCAACGTCTAACGCATAAGCAACAGGCCAATAGCTAGGAATCTCAAATGGTGTGCACTCAATCTCTTCTCGTTCGATAGGATAGATAGCACCAGACCCAAGCGACGGTAGGCCCTGCATACGAGACTTTCGCAGATGCGGCTCAATCTCATACTCCATAGCCTTCTTAGCTTCTTCGCTAAGGTGGGGGCAGTCATCCCATCCTATGAACTGGGAGTATTTGGTGGTGCTTATCTCAGGCATTAATCAACCTCTTTTTCCACGCCTGGTGCCATATCCCCCGGCAAGAAGCTCAATACTACCTGGCTCATACCTGTCAATGGCGTAAATGTTAATAAAATAATGCCATCCGTGGTCAGAGTACGTAGTAGGCACTCTTGGTACACGTCCATAGGTGGCTCCTCATCAAGCCAGATCATGTGTTTGGCCGTACCCTGAAACACCTTGCGCTTACCCTCGTACGACTTAAAGCCGATCTTGCTAGTCCCTCCAGACACATGCTTAACGTCTAGCGTGTCCAGTGAGTTAGGTAAACCGCCAGCCTTGTAATCCACAATACAATCCTTTGGGATCATCCCTGTCCCGTAGTCGTCAACCTCGCCAAACAACTCAAGCTGGTTAACGTCGCGCACCGTCTTAGCTGTATCACCACACGCCCAGATCTGCACAGGATGGTTAAACCTCTTACCTTCCCACCAATCAGGGTATTGCCCTGTAGCGTGTAGTGCTACCTCGTATGCGCCCACTCCTTGGCTCTTTCCCGTCCTGTTGCCACCAAAGGCACAGCGCTGGTTGTAGTTAGCGCCCTGATTCAGTATATCGATATGCTTAACGTAGAGATCGCGCCTTAGCGGCCCTTCGTCTGGGTACATATATTTAATCTTGTTGTATTTCTTGTAGTCAGATTGTGACTTGAGCAGCTGTAGGTACTCGGTCTGCTGGTCCGGGCTAAGCTGTAAAAAACTGTCTTTATTCAATACTGTCATTGTATTGCTCCAGCAATCTCAGCCTGTCTTCCTGGGTAAGAGTGTCAAACTTATTCCCCTCGTCTTGTGTTACCTCAACCTGTTTTAGTTTTGGCTGAAAGTATGGTGATAGCTTTTCCCATGCGTCTGATGCTGCCTTTCGCGCTGCTATCTCTTGACCCTTCAGCTTCTCCCCTTCAGAACTGTGATCCCCTAAAGCTTTTCTGTCGCTGCATATCTCCTCAGCTATTTCTTGTAAGGCTGTTGCGTTCTCTGCATTTTTTATTATGGGGTGAAAGTCATCACCATACATTGCTTGCAGGCGCTTTAGTAGAAATCTAGAGTTTCTATAAGTAGGGCTTCTTTTTTCTTTGCCTTCTAGTGTCAGGTCTTTAGTCATCAATAATTATCTATCTGATATAAAAGATGTTTTTTTGCCACTTATCTAGTGTTTTATTGATTATATATCTATATATTATCATCTTCAATATCTACTATTGACCTGCAAGGCAGTTTAGTCTGGCATTACTATTTTTTGCTCCTGTGTAATTATGCGCCCTTGGGTTTTTTGTAGCTGTTCTTGGGCTTTTTCTCGCCAGTTGCTGCCATGCATCTCCCACTGTATCAAAAACCAGTGTATAACATATGCCTGCTGCTTTGACGGCTCGTCCTCAATCTCATGGCCTAACTCTCTAAGCTGATCGGCAATATTCGCGCAAATCATCATGGGTGTACCAAGAATAAAAGCAGTGTCATCTGTTAACTTAAACATAATACCCTCTAAATGTATTTGATAATATCGTTTTTTATCTTAAACGTAACCGTCGAAACTGGAGCTATACCGACATCAATCAATAAAACTCCAACGTGCTTTGTAAATATTATTTGAGCTTGAGGCATAACGCCCTTATAGGTGCCTTGCAAGGTATATGACTGGCCATCATATCCTGTTCTTTTGGTCCCTTCTGGATAACCTGTGGCAAATCCGATCCGGTAACCTATAGCGACCCCCTTATACGACCAAGGCCTTTTAATATACGCCGCTGCTATTGATTTTCTATCCAAAGAGTTTTGATAAATGGCCACCTCAAAATCCTTATACTCAACACCCAAAGCAGGATGGTTTTCCCTTAATGGTACTGGATAGCCTATATGTTTTGATAAGCCGCCAATAATTATCACTGGCTCTGATCTGGCTAGGCCAGGCGCAAGATATAGCAGAATTAATGCAAGCGCTGTTAGTTTCATATCTACGCCCCTCCTTATATCTCTACTTCAATTTCTGCGACTTCTCGCCATGAAGTACGAATAGGCCTGCCGTCCACCTGCTCTACTGCGGCATAACCATCTGCGCATTTATATATCTTGA